CTATTTACATGCCGGGCATGCTGTTGTTCGCGGACTGCACGCACCCGGCGCAAAACGCCTTAGTTGACCTTGGCCGAGTCAAGGGCTGGCGGCTTACCGCAGCCCCGCACACTGCCTAACGACAAAATTAACCGGCGCGGCCACCGCGCTTAATGAAAACCCGCGACGCTTAACCGCGTCCGGTTGAATGCCTTGTTAGGCGTAATTTTGGAGGAACCACAATGGCTGACACTGACTTAGCAGCAGCGATGATCACAAGGGCGGATGCTGATGGATTGCCGGATGGACATGACATGAGAAGCAAGGCTGCTGCATTTGACGAAGCCGCCAAAGGGTTTTACGCGGAACCGCAAACCTGCGACGTGAAGAAGTTTATGGGTTGCTGGGCACGCGCGAGACGCGCTTGGTGTGACTATACGGGCAAACCTTTGATATGACGCCTAACGACGAAGCTCACCGGAGGGACGCCGCAGGCGGCCCCTCCGGTGGAGCGGATTGTTCGGCGGCTGGTTGATCGGAGAACGAAATGAACACGCCAGAAAAACGCTGCTGCGATGAATGCGGCCACAAGGGAACCGATGGTGGCAGTACGAGCGAGTCGCACTGCGGTGCATGCGGAGCAACTGTGCCGTACCCGGCTGAGGATCTGTGCCCAGCCTGCGGAGCGACGAACTGCATGCTGATCGCCTGCCCGGAGTGCGGCGGCCGTTACTCGCTGGACGAGGAACAGGACGACATCGAGACGCCGAACGCCGCGTTAACCGGCCACCGGCCGAAGGAGTAGAAACATGGAAACGAACTGTCCCGGTGGTCCGGTTGAACGCCTAGTTGGGCGTCTGCGCGTGGCCGCCACGAAACTTGGCCGGAGTGATGAATGGGAAGATTTGCGTGACGACCTGCATCATGCGGCTGCCGAAATCGAGCGGCTGCGCGCCGCTGAGACGGAGGTGCTTGGAGCACTCGACGCGCTGGTGAGCGCGTGCGAATTGCCGGGCGACCACTGCGAGGTAGAACAGGCTCTACCGGCCGCTATTACTGTAATCGCGAAGGCGCTCGGCGTGCCGCCCAACGCCGCGTTCAGCGGCTCCGGCACGACAGACAACCAGAACAGCGACGGACTCTCCCCGGAGTCCGCTGAAACGCATAGTTAGAGGGCAACGCGATGACTAACACATGGCCGGGCGGAAAACGCCGCGCACTGGGTCCGAGTGAGCACGAACGCTGGAACTCGAAGAATTACCCAGGTACTAGGCAGCTTTGCGCGCTCTGCGACGAGCCGACTGGACGGTGCGAGGACGATTCGATCTTCACGGACGACGGCGACGGTCCGCTTTGTGAGAGCTGCGGCAGTGCTGCCCATGCCCTCTAACGCGAGTTGCACACCATGACCCGCACGCTCCCCGCCACCGACCGCGCATCCGCCATCGAGAGCCTGGCGCGGTACCTCGCCATATGCCTGCCGGGCAAGGAACTGGTGGTCACGGTCGAGGAGTACCGGCCGGCCCGGTCAGCGAAGCAACGTTCGGCCCTGTTCGGCTGCGCTTACAAGGCGCTCATGGAGCAGATGGGATTGCGCGGGGAGCGGGATAAGGAGGCTTTGCACTAGATGTTGTGCGGTGAGTGGTGGGGCTGGAGAGAGGTCGAGACGCTGGGCTCAGTACGCCGCGTGCCGGTGAGGACCACCACGATCAACGCGGACGGCAAGCGGGATGAGATCAGCGTGAAAGAGGCGCTGGAGTTCTACGCCTTCATTCAAGAGCGCGCGGCCGAATACGGCTATGACGTGCCTGACCCTGACCCGGCGTGGCGTGATCGGGCGCGGCTGGATGCGGAGTTAGAGGCCAGGCCCGCATGAAAGGCCGCACGCCAACCACCGCCGAACGGCGCCACATGGCCGCCGTGGCGGCGCTTGGCTGCGTGGTGTGCAGGCGCGAGTTCGGCGTCTACTCCCCTGCCGCCATCCATCACACGGACGGCAAGACCAAGCCGGGGGCGCACATGCGGGTTTTGCCGCTATGCGGCGAGCACCACCAGACGGGCGGGTATGGCGTGGCCTTACACGCCGGGCGCGTGGAATGGGAGCGCCTGTACGGCGCGCAGGACGAATTGATCGAGTGGGTGAACAGGAGACTGAAATGGCGCGCGGAGTAAACAAGGTAATCATCATCGGGAACTGCGGGCGAGACCCTGAAATCCGGCACACAGCCGGCGGAACGGCGGTGGTGAATCTGACGGTGGCGACCAGTGAGCAGTGGCGCGACAAGCAGACGGGCGAGAAGAAAGAAAACACCGAGTGGCACAACGTGGTGCTGTTCGGCAAGCTCGGCGAGATTGCCGGCGAGTACCTGAAGAAGGGCCGCACGGTGTACATCGAAGGCCGCCTGCAAACCCGCAAGTGGCAGGACAAGGACGGGCAGGATCGCTACACGACCGAGATCGTCGCATCTGACATGCAGATGCTCGGCGGCGGCGAAGGGCGAAGCGGACCTTCTGGCGGGGAGGACTATCGCAAGGCATCGGGCGGCGCAGTATGGGGCGCGGATCGCGCGCCGGCTTCGGCGACAGAGGCCGCCGACTTCGAGGATGACGTGCCATGGTGAGCCTTTCTGATTCCGCCCGAATCGTCATTGCCGCGGCCAAGAAGTCCGGCAAGCCCGCGTCCATCCGCCGCTTGGCAAAGATAGCCGATATCAGCGAGGCGCGTTCCAGCCACGGCGCCGTGGCGCTGTGCGAGGCCGGCTTGGCGACTATGCGCGGCATCGTGCTGACGCTGACTGCGGAAGGCAAGGCGTGGCGCTATGAGCCGCCCAGGCAGGAGCGGCCCATCGAGGAAACGCCGGGGCTGATCGTGGGGCGCATGGTGGGAATGTTCATGGGATGGGAGCCGACGCCGGAGGGGCTGGCTGATGCCTGACGCCGTGCGATCCACCGGCCGCTCAGTCGGCCGCCTGCTCGCCAAGCTGGCGCCCAAGTCGCAGGGCTTCGGCATCGGGGGCACCGGCACCGACTACATGCCGCTCGCCTCGCAGCTCGCCGCGGCCATCGCCAGCGCGCAGCCGCACGGGGCGCAGTTGATCGCGTGGGTAAAGTACGCGCAGGATGCCAGCGCCAACAAGGCGCTGCTGCGCGAGCTGTTGCTGGAGTCGTTGCGGTGGGAGCAATCGGCGTCGCTCGCCAAGCGCCAGCAGCTTCGCATCGTCATCGCCGCGGCGTTCGCCGAATGGCTGGCGCCGAAGGCGTGCGTCGACTGCGGCGGGCGAGGCGCGACGTTCGTTCGCGGCGACGACGGGGCGCGCACCGAGCAGGACTGTCTGTCGTGCGGCGGGTCGGGGCGCGTGCCGCTGTCGGATAACCGGCGGGCCGAGAACTGCGGGCTTGGGCACGGCGTCTGGCGCAACCGATTGAACGGCGACCGCGCCCGCGTCTATGAGCGTGTGCTCGTCACGCTGCGGCGCTGGGACAGGGCGCTGCTAGCGACGGTGGCGGAGGCGATGCGTGCCGAATGATGGTTGCGGGAGTAGGAATCGAACCTACGATTACCGGCATCAGTTATCCGTGAATGCTGAGTCGTCAACAGTGTAGTTAGCCGTGTGGCGCGCGACTCCTTTAGTGATGCGCAGATCATCAAGCCAGCCGTTAAACCCCTGGATCGGGCCGCCGAAGTTTAGCGCTCCGATCCACAACTGGGCGGTGCTGGTTAGGTCGCTGCTGTTGGTGATGGTGCTACCGATCTGCGTACCGTCAATGAACGCCCGAAGGCTGGTGCCGGAGCGCGATACAGCAACGCGATACCACGTGTTGATAGACGGGGACCAGGCAAAATTGTTGCGGGTATCGCCGACCCCGAACGTGAGCCGGTTGCCCTCGCCGACGTCAGTGCGGTACTGGATTTCCCATCCGGTGTTACTGAGGTATGTGCTGACCATCGTCACGATGGCATCAACCGGCAGCGCCGCGAACCGCACCGCGAACTCCACCTCGAAATCGCCCGTCCCAAAATCCCAGTCCGCGCTGTCCGCCGCCCAGATGTAATCCCCTGCCCCGTCAAACAGCCCGCTCGCGCCGCCGAACAGGCTTTGCGCGGTGTCGATTTGCGCGTTACCCACGGCCGTGAACGTGTGGCCCTTGACATCCGTAAACGTCGTGCTGCCGTCGGCGCCGTCCATGTGCAGCAGCGCGACCACGCTGCTGAAATACGGATCGCCCACAGCCACGACGCCCATGAGCCGGTGCGCCAACATCAGGAAAACGCCTTCCCGCCGGTGAACACGTACCAGGTCGTGCCGGCATCTGTGGTGAGAAGCGTGTAGATGTCAACGGCGTTGGCGGCACTGGATATCGTCGGGTCTGTCCCTCCGGCTGATTTCACCGCTGCCGGCCAGGCGAAGGTTCGCCCGCCGGTGGCGTCCTGTTTCAGGATCAGGGTGAGGCTGCCGGCCTTGCCGGATGCCGGAGGGTTGCTGAGCGTGAGCGTCGTCACGTTCTCGGTCAGAGTCACCTCGAAGACATTGCCGTTTTCCAGATTCAGCGTCAGCGTACCGGAAGAACTGCTCGGCGTGGTGCGTGTTTCGGCGTAGTCCTTTATTTCAGGTCGTTGCAGTACGCCATCGGCGGCGTTCATAGCCCCGGCGTCGCTGAGCGTCCACGTGCTGTTCTGGACAGACGTGCCGCTGGTGCCGTTGAACCGCGTTAGCGCCTCGTCGGTGCTGCTGGCGGGGCCGACAACATCGCCACCTCCCCCGCCGGACGATGCGAATTCAAGCCCGTCCTCGGTGGCATTGACCCGCAGATAGAGTCCGGCCTGAGCCGAGTAGGAGACAGGCACATCTGACAGGTCAACAAACGCATCAACGGGCGCCACGAACTCAAGAGCATTGGCCCCCGAGTTAACACGAACGGACTTCCCCCCCTGCCCGGAAAACGACGCCGGCGTATCGGTGAGGTCCAGAAACGCTACGCTGCCAGACACGCCGACCACGTTAGTTCCGTCGCAGTACAGCAGCGCCCGTGCGCCCTGAGTCACGATTACGCCAGTTCCGGCTGAGGTCTTTACGGTCAGCGTGTAGGAGCCCGACGTGCTGTTGCGGATTAGGAAGAACTTCGGCGTGGTGGTGACGATCAGCGAAATGTTCGCCGTCAGCGCGCCAGTGCAATCAATAGCTGGGTAACGGCTCTCGGGTTCGGTGAGGGTGACATTTGACCCTCCGGCAACGCTCTTCGTCAGCATCGATGCGCGGGTATCAAGAACCCATGCGCCGCCGTCGTAAACGACACACTGATCCTCATCATTGACCCAAACGCGCGCGCCCTCTGTCGCCGTCCAGAATTTCCACGTCCCGCCGTAGTAATGGGCGATCTTGCCGTCGTCGCCGGCCCAATCCGTGCCCGTGGCGCCGGTTGGCAAAATATAGGTATCGCCAGCCGCAGGGCTGCCCGGCTGCGCCGTGGTGGTGCGGGACTTAACGCGCACCATGCGGCCCTCGACCTGCCGCAAAGCCTCGTTGTGCGTGGCGTATTTGGCTGCCTGGCTGTCTGTCAGCTCGGTGACGCCAAGAATTTCAGTTGCCATTGGGTGCCCTTACAGTGTTGCCGTGCCGGCGTATCCACGGCCGACGGTTGCGCTCATTTGATACACGCGCACCGAAATCGTCGTCTGCACGGCGCCGAAATCGGTTGTCTGCTGCGCGGCCGTGTAGGTGACGCTTTGCGTTGTTGCGGTCAACGTGCGTTTGACGGTCGATCCGCTCATGATGTCGATCTCGTAGGACTCAGTCGATTCGCCTAGCGGCGTCTCGACGTAGTCGCGCCATTCCCAATCCAGTCGGCCCCGACGGACCCATGAGACCGTCCAGTCGTTCGTCGCCGGGGCGTGCCGCAGGCCGCTGATATGCACCGGGGAAAGCGGCTTTTTGCCAATGGCCTGGTGCGTGTAGGTTATTTCGGAAGCGTCAACCAATTGTGTGCCGAATGACGGGAGCCGGTAGTAACGCGGCGAATTGATCTCAGTCGCCGCCGTGTTCGGCCGGATCAGGTCGCCGCTTTCCAGAAGCACGAACTGATCCCCTATCGCGTGCGTGCCGACCGCCCATTCCGTGCCGCGCCGGCCGCGCAGAAAGCGCGATAGAAGATAGGTGCCGTCGCCTTGAAGCGTGGCATTCTGGAACCCGACGATTTCCCATCCGCCGGACATCGAGCCAATGGCCGCCGCGTTGGCGCCGTTGCACATTTGCGCCTCGGTGACGCTGGATAGAGTGCCCGCGATCAAGCGGACGGTTACGGTTGACCCGTCGTCGAAAACAGTGGTCGGCCCGGTCGGTAATAGTGTTGTGCACGTGCCGATGGTGGAAGGCTCGGTAACCGCATCGATGCGCGCCCAGTCGGCGCGGTCGGCGCTTTTGTACACGGCCGCGCCGGTCCATCCCGTTCCGGTGCCGGTCGCTCCCAAGTAAAAGTCTGCGTCGTCGTCTGCGTCGCGCAGGATCGGGATGTCGAGGAAGGCGGGGATCGTTGTGCCGGGCGTGGAAATCGTCTGCTGCGCGCTTGTGGTGGCTGCGGCCTCGGCCGCGCTGACGTAGACCGATGCGTCATCCGCCACGGCCTCGCACGCCAGAACGTCGGCCAGCGTCACTTGCGTCAGCCGCAGGCGCCTATCCGCCCCGCCAATGGGCGCGGTAACGATGTCCCCAGCGTCGAGCTTGATATGCTTCGGCGTCAAAGAAAACTGGTACTTCGTGCGCTCGGTCCAAGCCAGGTATTGCAGCACTTCGGCAGACTGCTTCGCCTCGTCGCCGTGCAGTACCACCGGCAGTTCGACCGTCATGGTCTGCTGGCTATCCGGAGCCAAACGTCTGGCGCGCTGCGCGCCGGACTGATAATCCCGGTCAACGTCCATATAGTGGACGGTCAGTTCGATGGGCAGTTCGTTGTCCTGTTGCAGCGTGGTGACATGCGGGCCGTCCTGTTCGCCGGCCAGCGCGAAATCGTCTACAGTCAACGTCGCTACCGATGCTGTGCCGCGGCGCACGAATTTGAGCACCCCATCCGATTCGGTGGCGTCGAATCGGTACGCCTGTGCTAGCGGCTCAATTGCCGCTCTTGCCGTCATCTGGTTCGCGCGTAGATAGCCCTTCACGTTAACGCTTGCTAAGTCTGTTACATTGATGTCCTCAGACTGCAAGCCCGCACGAATACAGATGTTGGAGATAATAGTCGACAGAGGCACTGACGAAACCCCAACTGCGCTTAGAGACCAATAATATAGGAACCCAACAGCTGGCGGGGCATATGTAACAACTGACGCACCGGCCTTCTGATGAATTATAAGAAGGCCTTCGCTTACCGCAAAATTATTAGCACTTGCTACATCGTTTACGCCAAAAGGAAAATTAGGTATGGACCCTATTAAGTGGTAAACGCCATTCTCAACGTATCCTATGCTTGGTTCTGATGAAGATGGTCTTGACAGGACATAGGTTCGATTACCCTCACGGAACAGCCTGGCAGAAGGAAGCGTGCCGCCTGTATCAATTGTTACTCCAGAAAGCGGCGTTACCGACTCAACAGAAAAGGTGTCAAGATTTACCTGATATAGCGATAGAGGGTTGCTCGATCCCGCAACCGTATAGCAAACGCCTTCTGATATATGGGAGCTGATAATAGAATCCGGAATTATATCGTTAAGGCGTCCCACAACAGACATTGTAATAAATGCTATTGGCGCAAGTACGGCACCAACCGGCTCAGCACGCATTACGCGGTGGAAGTCATCTCCAAGAATAACCCATACAGTACCATCCGTATACCAAACCCCGGAACTAGATACGTTGTCAAGGTATGAGAAGTCGTCGTTGTTTACCCCTCTGAAATGGCCAATTACTGTCGGAACATCGGCATCATAAAGGCTTACCGCCCTGACCCCCAAGCCGCTACCAAGATGAGTAAAGAAGGCTGGTGTGTCGCAATAAGCAGGTACGGGCCCCATATCGCTGGCTTGGCCATAAACCCCCGTCGTCCGTCCTCCTATGGATTGCGCCCCAGAAGGATAGACGTTAAGGACATCAGCGGAAACAAGAGCATTTGAGGCCCATGAGTGCGCCCATGTCTGCGCCAGAACAACCCGATCCGCGCTGATGTAGTGTGCTACTTGTTCGTAGCGGGCATCGCCTGGAGCAACGGATGGCGGCATAGTCAAAAACTGAAACGGCCCCTGCTTTCCTAGGTAAGCAACGCCTGACGTCCCCGTCACCACCTCAACAGTAATATTCGGTAGTCGGTTGCCGAAATCCTCTAGCGCAAGGTTGTCGAATAAAAGATAGGCCGTGCCGCGAAAAGCAGGCGCATTGCCGGCGCCGAGGTCAGCCTCAATCAGCGGGTCCGGTAGTTGCGTCTCGCTGCCGAGATAAATGCGCATCGTACCGCCGCCCTTCACGGTCTTTTCGAGCGATGCTTGCTGCGCCGCCACACGATCCGCCAGATACCCGCCACCGTCTGCGATGGCTTGCTCTGCGGCCGTCGGCTCGGAAACGTCATAGATCAGCTTGCCGTCTGCCCATATCTTGCGAACGGCGTCGATCGGCCCTTCGCATAGCGCGACGGCGAAATCTGCGGTATAGGTGTAGGTAATCGATGTCGCGCCGCCGCCCCCGCCTTTGCCGCCGGACTTCTCCTTGTGCCGGTGCTCGGATAGCGGCTTGCCCCAAATCACGTTCCCGGCAATTCGCATAGACCCGTAGGTCTGCGCAATCGGCGCACCTTCGGCGCTCGACTGAATTTGCAGGTCTTGCAGGCGCGGGCCTTCGACCTTCTGGCCTTTTGCCGGGAACAGAATGGAGCCAGCAATGGACCCGACCGCGTACCCAATCTGCGCGCCTAGCGCGCCGCCGAATATGCCGCCAACAGCGGAGCCTGCAACGGCCAGTGCAAGACTAGCCATCCGTCACCCCCGGAAACTGCCACGCTGCCGCGATGCGCTGCCGCCAGTCGGCGGTCAGGATCGTCTCGCACACCTTGGCCGGGGTCCATATGCGCTGCCATGCGTGCAGGATTCCGTAATCGGTTACAAGCGCCAGGTGCTGCGGCTCGCGCAGCAATCGCAGCGCGATCACGTCGCCGGGCTGGAAGTCGCTTGACCGGATGCGCACCAAGGCGTCGTCGCAGACCTCGATCAGTCGCAGTCCTTCCGGCAGCCGTCCGTACCCCGCTACGTCGTAATTGATGCCCATGAATCGCAGCAGGTGGACGATGACGCCTCCACAATCTAACCCAACGCCGGGCGTGCGGCCTTGGTGCTGAAACGGCGTTCCGACCAGCGTGCGCGCCTCTGCCACGATGTCGCTACGTCGCATCGGGATAGCTGCCTGTCAGGTAGTCGGTGCCAGGGATGGTGTCGAACCCGCGGTAGTTGTAAGCGTTGTCATATATCGTCACACAATCCTCGACGCGGCGTTTCTGACAGCCGGCGGTGACGGTGAACGTATCCCCGACCTGAACCGTGTTCGGCGGCAGCTCCCAGAACTCAAGGTTGCCGCTGGCGTCCGCAGTCTTGATTTCCTGCCCCCGGCCGGCGTTGTCGCCGGTGATCCAGGTCAGAAGCCCACCAGCCCATATCTGCTGCGTCAGGGTCGAATCCTGTACCTTGTGCGGGTCTACGATGACCTCCACAAGCCCCGCCGCCTTGTGCGCCTGTATGGCGGTCCATGTCACGCTGCCGTCCGTGGTGGTGCCGCCGATTGTGGTGTTCCATGACGGCTCGGTGCCGCCGCTGGTGCCGTCGACCGAGCAGCGGAAATAGCGGCCGTTGGCGGTGGTCGGCTTGACCACGCTTCCGGTTTTGGCGTCCCCGGTTTGCCGCACGGTGTAAGCGGTGCTGGCCTGCCATGTGGGCGGGTCAAGGCGCACGCCGCATCGGGTATCGCCAAGGTCTGCATCGCAGTCGCGGCCGTAGACGCGGCCTATGGTTTGTTGCAGGCGGTCCGTCAGCCCGCGCAGTTCGGCGACATAGGTGCCGTTGCGGACGGTTATCTGGCCGATCCAGCCGCGGCGCAAGGTTACGGTGCCGGATGCTATGGACGCATAGTTGCAGGCCATCACCAACACTTCGGCGCCGTAATACAGGCCGGCGCGCAGGTCTTGTTCGGTGACGGCCGCCGACGAGATGATGCCTTCGAGGTCCAGATTGTCCACCGCTAGATCGGCCGACGACTGGATCGCCGTGCGGGTGTAGCCAGTGGCGGCCGTATAGGTCACGCCGCCGACAATAAGGTCGACATCGTGGTCCGTGAAGCCCATGATGGTGCCGTCGCGGCGCGTGACTTTCCACAGCGTCGCCAGCGTGGTTACGCCGGTATCAAGGTGCGTTTGTAGGCCGGCCGGTACGGTTTTCATTCCCGCACCTCGATCAGCGGCGCGTCGGTGGCGCCCATAAGGAAGTGGTCGAGCGTCACGTCGAGCGCGTCGATGTCGAAGCGCACCGGAACGTCGAACTCGTACCCAGCGGTTACGGCTTGTCCTAGCGTCGGGATGTTTCCGGCCGTGAACGTGACGATGCCTGTCAAATAATTGACGGTGAAATGCGTCGTGATGGTTTTCTCGACTCCCGCCACGGCGACGCGAACGGTGCCGGATACGGGCTTTGTGATGGTGCGGGTGTAGGTCTGCCCGCCATAGCTGTAGGTTTTGGTTAGCTGAAACGTGGCGTCCGAGCCGTCGCCGGTGCCGATGGCCTGATCTGTCGGCGCCGGGTCAATCTCTTTCGCGCAGGATTTGAAGTCGGCCCAGTCTTTGAACCGAAATGAATGCCCACGGCCGCGGGCCGCGTGGAATAGCGCTAGCAACGCCTCAAGCTGAACTTGCGTGCGAGTCCCATAAGCGGCGTTGTAACGGTGACGGACCAGCGACCAATTGATCTGGCGCGCCTCGTATCCCGACCACGTTTGCGTAACCGTGGTGCTGTATTCGGGTCCGCCACGCGAGCCGTAGGCGATGTCTGTCGGGAACCTAACGTCAAGGAATGCCATATCAGGTGTTTCGATTCATGGCGCGCTGCACGGCGAGTCCGGCTTGTGCCGCTACTTGCGCCGACGATTGACGAAGATCAGAACTATCGCGCACGCCTGAAACGTTCATGTTGACCACTACGCCGCCGCCGAACTGCCCGTTAGGAATGATGCGCCCGGCGCCGCTAGGGACCATAAGCTCCGGCCCTTTCTCGCCGACAAGATAGGCTCGACCGGGCGACACGGGGCCGCCCGCCGCTCGCGCGCCGCCGAAAATCTTGCCAAGCCCGCCGAATATACTGCCGGCCCATCCGCCAACCTTTCCGGTTGTGTCGAAGTCGCCAAAAATCTTCTTTGCTAACTGAGCCGCCAAGGCGTCGGCGACCATGCGATCCAGCGTTGCCTTGAATTGCGTGCCGATATCATCGAACCGGCCTTGCATGATGTTGAATAGTTGATCGCCTAGCGAATTCTGAATGGCGCGTGCCGCCTCAAGCGCGAACTCGCCCACCGCATCCGAGCTTTTCTTGACCAGACCCTCAAGCTCTTCTGCCTCTTTTTTGTATAGGCCAGTGATTATTTGGACGTATTTCGCCTGGTCTATCAGACCGGACTCGAGCGCCATCTCGACCATCATCGCGCGGCGCTCGTATGTAGCCCTAAGCGCCTCTTCTTCGGACCATAGCGATTCGACGATATCGTTTACCGACTGGCGCAGGTCTTTAAGCGAATCGTTATAGGCTTCAACAGACCGCCTGTTCGCCTCATAGGCTTCGTTCTCGCGCAGCAGAGCGACGGCGCGCTCAACGTCAGCGGGCGGCGTATTCAGCTTGGCCAGGTTGTTCCGCAGGATTTCCTCGGTCGATTTTCCGAGCGCGAAGTTCTCCTCTTCGAGCGCCTCAATAGTGGACCTGATAGCATCTAGGCGCCGCTCTTCGGCCTGACGCGCGGCATTGGAGGCCGCATTAGCCGCCGCCGTTGCCGCCTTTAGCTTGGATTCCGCAGCATCCGTGTCTATCCTTGGCGCCACTGGCGTCCGTGCGGGCGCAGCACCGATCTTGACCTGCAATCCGTCAGGGCCAACAAGGCCGCCCTTGGGGATGTTTAGAGACTTGCGCATCTTGTCGAGCGGGTCTTGCTTGGCAAGCTCTGCCGCCTGCTTAAGCCGCGGATCGGCGAGCGCCATGCCGATCTGTTCGCGGTACAGCTCCATAGCAGCCACAGTGCCTAGCAATGCCCCGCCAATAGGGCCGCCTCTGGCTGCACCGAAAGCGGCGGCCTTGAAGATTACGAACGCTTTTGCGGCGTTCGTTATTCCGCTCGCTATCCTGTCAAGGTTTTCTGCCGCGTCCGGCCCGTTTTCGACTACCCAGGAAAGACCGTCAATGATGGCCGTCGTGAACTTGTCGATAGAAGCCTTGACCTGCGGGTCAGAAAGAGAGTCGTTGAACCTGTTTATGGCCTCGGTCAGCCTCGGCAGGCTGGCGCTATCGTTTTCTATCAGGTCGCCGACCTTGTTGCGCAAGGATTCAAGGGCGCCTCCCAATGTATCACGCGCCGCCGCCGCTGCGCCGCCGAACTCTACCGCTAGCTCTGAAAGGATCATTTTCTGCGCGCCGGCCATATCGCCGACGGCCGCCATCTGCTTAATCTGCTCTTTTTGCTGCTCGGTAAACGACACACCTACCCTCGTCAGGGCGGAAAGGCCTTTGATGGGGTCGTTTAGCGCCTTGCCGATGGTCAGGGTGGAGGACTTAAGGTCCTGGTCCATCGCGATGGACATGTCCAGAATGGCTTGCGTCGCCGCGTTGAACGTGTCACCCGTCACTCGCGTGAACGTCAACAGCAGCGCCTGCGAATTCTGAATCGCCTCGTCGTCGAATGTGGTCGCCGCCTGGAACGCTTTCGCCGACTCCTGTAGCTGCGCCACGGTAAGGCCGGCCGCGCCGCCTGTGGACTTTACTCGCGCCTCTAGCTGGCGCATAGCCTTTTCAGACTCAACCGACGCGCTGACGATGCCGCGGATGGCGTTCTGTATGCCAATGCCGGCGACAAGACCTCCAAACACAGCCTTGGCCTTGTTTATGGACGAAGCCATACGCTTCGAGCCGCTTTCAACGATCCCGACGGCGCGGTTAACGTCGCGCGACAGCTTTGCCGTGCTGGCTTCGATGTCGATCAGCAGCGATGCGAGCCTACGTGCCACCGGTTAGCCTCTTGATTGTTTCAAGGTCATGAGCTTCGCCAACTTGTGCATCCTCGCGTCGTTGCATGGGCATGAAGTCAGCCGGCGAAAATGGAGGCGTGCTCTCACGCCGGTTGACGTTGGCAATGACCGACGCCACTATGCCGCTATTGATGTCTGCCCGAAATTCGCCCCACGGGTCCGCCGAATAGGCGGCCTCCCAAATGGCCACTTCCTGCGCCGGAATTTGCAGGACTTGGCCTAGCGTTAGGCCAAGGGTGCGCGCCAGCAACAAGGCGAACGTCAGGTCTCGGCTTTTTTTTCGGCGTCGTCCCGGTCCAGTCCGGCCAACTTGGTAGCCGCATCGAGGAGCTTGATGAAGGCGTCCTGGTTGATGCCGCCGAGCGAATCCCATTGCTCCGGAGGCAACTTTGGCGACTGCACAACGGCCGCCAGCAGCAACGCCGGGAATAGCTCTTGCTTGCCCTCGGCGGCTTTTTGCAGCGTTAGCCGCTGCGAGAATGTCAGCCCGGAAAGCCTGACATCGCCCACGCCGTCGACCTGCAAGTCCTCGACTGGTAACTCGAACATGGATTAGCTCGCGTAGTACGTGGGCGATCCGAAAGCCGTAAACACCACACTGGTCTTGACCAGTTCGCCGGCGCTTCCGGTAGGCGTCAGCGAGGCGCCGACGTAGCCATTGAGCACCATGATCGCGCCAGTGCTCCAGGTGATCTTCATGGCACGCTTTGCTTTCAGGTCGGATGCCGCTTTAAGCGCCGCCAGCGCCGCATCGGCAGGATCAAAGATCATGTCGAAGGTGAAGGTAAGAGCCGACGAGAACGACGGGATTTGCTTGCGTGCGGCGTCATGAATGGTAGTCACGTCGGCAAACTCGAAGTCGCCGCCGCTGCCGGAAATGCCAACGGCAGTCGTAACCGACGTGCCGAACGTGACTACCTGTCCGGCGCCGCTGGAAAACGTCTCGAAATTCGTGGTATCCAACCCCTCAAGCTCTGCCGTATTTGCGGTGACGTTATCGACCCGCACAATCCGCTCGTCGAGCTGATACATGCCCTCGACGTTGTAATAGACATAATCGCCATCAGCCCAACCGTGGCCGGTCGCCGTAACGACGCCAGGATTCGCCTTTGTGATCCCGGTGATCGTGTCTGCGGCGGCAATCGCCGATTGAATCGAAACCTGAACGTTTGTCCAAAGAATAGCATTAGCCATTTTCAGTCCCTCACGAGGTGGATTGTCGTCGAAATGAAAACATCGGCGTCCGGATCGTAGGCCGAAGCCCTGTCGTCGTGCATGTGCGCAGCAAGCGCCGTATCAACAGCATCGGATATGGCATCCGCTGTCGCCATCGTTGCCGCGACGGCGCGCACGGCAATGGTTGCAATAGCAATGGCCGTCGTCCCGTGGATGGTGTTGATAACCTGCGTCGCCTCGCGGTGATAGACGATGCAAGGGACTATGCTGTCCTGAGGTCGAACTGACGGGAAGATACGATTCGAAACGATCGCGGCGACGCCGGCGTTGCCGGACAGCGTCGCAAAAATAGTCTCCTCAGCGGCCACGCTCTATGCGCTCCCTTGCTGACTTGGTAAACGCTTCGACAATGTCAGATGAGTTGTTTTCAATCGCACTCCTGAGAAAGTGCTTGCCTGGAATTTTTTTCCCTGTGCCGCCTTTTCTGCGTCCTACGGCGGTAAACCCAAGCTCCTGGAACTTGTAATAGAACGGGTCTTCGCCGCGCCTTTCACGGGCCGATAGCTTGCGCGACTTGACGCCGCGCCGCGTCTTGAACTGGACGCGTCCGGAACCATCTGCTTCTGGCACTTTCCCGGCCTCTACGCCAACGTAGGCGGATATTGAGTTGCCACGAATCCGGCCAAGCTTCGCCTGAATGTTTCGCTTGAGCACGCCAGTCCTTACCGGCGCGGCCACGCGGGCCTTGTCCCTTACCAACCTTGACGCGGCATTCAGGCCGGCCCGAATGCCGCGTCGTTGAGACGTGCCAGGCAGGTCTTTTAATGCTTTCTTGAGTTCTGGCAGTCCGCGAACCTCAACCATTCAGCGCCTCTGACACCATAATCTCAAGCGCCTGACGGCGGCCGGCTCTGTCAATGGCGTGCCGTATGTCATAGGTTTTGCCGCCAACTACGGCGCGCATTTTCGGCGTTATGCCGTCGGTGTAGCGGATGGTTATCACGCCGGTTACTGGCTCCTCCATCTGCGCCGCGGCGAACAGACGATTCCCGGATAGCTTCTCTACCCGGCCCCATACGGTGGTGTACTCGACCCACGTTTCGACCATTTCGCCGATGGCGTTTTGAGCTTCGCTTGCCGCTTGAATCGTAACGCGGTGCCGCAGCGTGCCGATCTGGAGTGCCATGATGGTCTCCTAGTAGTGCCAAAGTTTTTCGGTGCCGAGCAGCTCGCGCACACCGAAGGGGACGGACGCAAGCGTTCCTGTGACGCTCTCTTGCCGCTGCTCGAACATCTCGCCGACCAGCATCAGGATGGCGCATCGAACATGCTCGGGAACCCCGACGTAGCCGGCGACGAAGCGGACCGTAACGGCATTGATGACGGACTGCGTTGAAGGCCACGTCTGCCCGTAGGCAAGGGCGATGCGGCCCGGCTCACTGGCCGTATCCACCCGATAAACGGCGCTGCTCAATACCTGCGTGACGCCAGCCGTGTCAACGTATGAGATGGACGTGACCGACTTTAGCGCCGGACGCGGCACGCAAAGCACCGGCCCGTCGAAACAGTCAAAGGACCAATCCCACGTGGTCGTGACGAACGTGCGCCCCGTGTAGTCCTCGCACCAGCGCCGGGCGGCCGAGATCAGCATCGAAACCGTTGCATCATCGTCGCTGCCGTCTATCCGCAGTTGGTCTTTAGCCTCTTGCAGCGTCACCGGCTCAACCGTTGGCGCCGTCACAAGCGCAAGGCTCATGCCGTGGCCTCCACGCGACGCGCATAGAACTCGCCGTTCTCGGCGGCCGTCAGGGTGCCTGACCCGGCGAAACGGTAGGTGTATCGTCCCGGCGCGGCGATGGTCCAATCGACGTAATAGGCGCCTGTGCCGGACTTGACCAGCTGAGCGTCCGTGCCGTAGGTATACGACGTCACCGTGCCGCTTGGCGCGCGGATGGCGAACGTCACCGTGCCCGGATCGCCGGCCGTGCCGGCGCTGTCTGCAAACGCCACGCTTAGCCGGCGCTGGTCCCCAACGTCATATGCTGGTGTCGTCACTGTGCTGTGGCCCCCGTGTTCGTCAGGCTGGCGCGCGCGGATGTGCTGGATAGCGATGCGCTGAATGGCGGCGCCAGCAGCGATCCGCCGACGAGCGTTGCCGGGTAAAAGATATCGGGGTCGATGTAGATCGACGGAATCAGCGAAACGGCGCCGGGCGCTACGGACGGCGAATAGAACGCATCGGCGTCAATGTACAGCCCAGGCGAAACGATCCAAACACCCGGCGCGACAGTTGGCGCGTGGAAAGTATCCGCATCGACGTATAGAGCGGGTGTTAAAGTATACGTCGAGGAGACAGTAGGGGAATAGAATGTATCACTATCTACGTATAGTCCAGGAACGAGTGTCTGAGAACCACCGAGCGACACAACGTGAGTGTAGAATGTGTCGCCATCGTCGTAGAGTCCGGGAGTCAGTGTATACGTTGCACTAACTGCCGGAGAGTAGAACGTATCGGGGTCAGTGTACAGCCCCGGAGTTATCGAATAACTAGTCGAAACAGTAGGAGAGTAAAAGGTATCGGAATCTGTGTACAGTCCGGGGGATAGGGTGTACGTACCGGAAACTGTTGGTGCGTAGAAAGTGTTACTATTAGTAAACAGCCCCGGAGTTAGTGTCTGCCCTCCCCCAGCCGCAGGGGCAGTCAGGATACCTAGCGGATTGGGCCGCCCAGGCAGCCTGAACCGATGGCGGAAAACACCGGCCATCTACTTAGCCGATTTCTTCCCAGACCAGGTAGCCGGCCATCGTGATCGAGTCGGCCGGCGTGGTAGCCAATTCCACCGTACCCCTTCGGCTTGGCGCCAGCACCGGCCGTGTTTCCGGCGTCCAGATCATCTGGAACGGCACGCGCACGTTCCAGTTCCAGGCGTGGTGCGTGACGATAGTTCCCCCCGTGGCCTTGGTCGTGTTGTTCGCCGCCACGGTCGCGCCTGACGCGGCATCACCGAATAGCTGGGCGACTTTGCTGGGCGCACTGCCCCCGCTGCCGGTGGTGGTTGATCCGCTTTTGAGCAGGATCAGCAGCATTTCTTCGGCGGCGTCAGCTACCTCTGTGAGCTGGCTCAGGCACAGCTCGTGAATCACGACGATCCCAGCCGATCCGGCCACGATCTCGAACAAATCCTGCTGCGCTGTCGCGGCCACGCCGTTGAACTGCGCGGTGTAAATGCGTGACATAACCTACCTCACCAGCATGTGAATGAATCCGCGCATAGGCGGGGGGAATGGAAAACCCTTGCCTCCACCAGCACTCGCAAACGCCAGATACCCCTGCCACTCGGTGGATGTCGTGCCCGCATCGTCCACGATGACCGTGAACCCATCCGAGTTGATCGCGCTCAGGTCATAGGCCGACAGGACTGCGCCAGACGTGACATGCACGAGCGCCTGGTCGTATTCGATGGCCAGGCTTATTTCAGAATTGGCGCTGTTGTCCTGCGCGAAAAGGCCAATCGACTGCCGTGACGTGGGGGAACTGGCGGACCCAACACTCAGGCGCCCGAGCGAGGTCGAAACCCCGGCAGTTGGCTGACTCAGCGCGATGCCCATCAAGTCCACGCCCAGCGGCTGGAACGGCAGTCCGCTCACCGTGGCGGTCGCGTTCAGCGTCGCGCCGTCTATCGTGTACGCGCCTGCGCGCCACTGGCCGCCTTTCATCGCAAGGAAGATGCTGCGCCTGTCGGTTACGCTGCGCGACAGCCAATCTAACTGGAAGGCGTCGGTGGCGAAATTGCCGATGGCGCGGGCGGATACTGCGCCCCCGCTCGGGGTAATCGTCGCGACGCATTCGCCCGTCTGACAGTAGCGGTAGGTGTCGGCGTTCGCCGCCTCCGCCGCGCTGATCGCGACGACGACGTTCTGTGCGGAGTCGCTGCCGGTCAAATACCCGCAGTAGATGCTGGCGCCAGAGGCGTCCTGGTCTGTGTTCAGCGCCGCCGTGATGTTGTTGCCGGCCAGCATCACCACCTGGTCTGTGCCGGCCGCGGTGAAGCCCGTGACGCTGTAGCTTTGGACGCCAGTCGCTGCCGGCTCGCCAAAATCGCCTACCGTCGCGACTGTTATGTCCGACCCGCCCCACGCCTCCCACGCCACCGTTAGGCTGGTGGTGTTCTGATCGTCAACCCGGAGGATGAATTGTTCGGCGCTGAACGACGATACGTCCAGCAGTCCTAGCGGCGCTCCGCTCGCCGGCACCGTCATCGCCACGCAGTCGTTGCGCACTCCGGCGCCTGTGGCGTTGTTGGTGTCGGCGTCGTTGTAGAAATTAACCAGTGCCCGCCGCGCGGCGGTGCCGGTGGCAAAGCCCAATCCTACCTGCGCGTCTACCGTCTGGGTGACGCTATCCGTCGACGACGCGTAGCCTGAGTGGTAGAACCTGATCGCCTTGAGATCGAACCCAACCGGCAGGTCAACCGTGTAGGTGGTGCCGACGGTATCGGCGGCGAGCCACTGGACTACGCCGAAAGCGTGGGTAAGGGCCATTTATAGAGGCGCGCAGGTCATTGGATGGTCCCGACCCACACCTGCTTGTTGTGGTCAGCCGGCCCGTTAATCCCGCCGCCCATCAGCACCAGCCGGCCGTCACTCAGCAGCACGCCGGTGTTGCCCCAGCCTTCGCCCTGATCGATCACTGTCCACTGCTTCGTCGCCGGGTCGTAAAGAGCCGCCCTGCGCACCTCAAGCGGCCCCGACGTTGGCGACACAATCAGCACTTTGCCCTGCCAGCCGAAGGTCATCTGTGTGCCGTAGCCCTCCACCTGCGGCCACGGCCACTGCCCGTAATTTGCGACCTTGTGTGTGTCGAGGTTATAGGCTTCCAGCGCCTCTCGCCGGTTCAGCCACCAAACCTCACGACCAATCTGCGCCGTGCGCACGTTGAAGCGCATCCCGGCGGCCGGCAGCGGGTAAGACGCCCACTTGCCCGTTTCGAGGTTCAGGTGCTTGGCCGCCGTGTCGACGATCTGGACGAACTCATCATTGACGGCATCCAGCACGCCATTGTTCACGTAGCCGAATCGCGTCTGGTCAACGTGCGCCGGCACTGTCCACAGCTTCGTTGCCGGGTTGAAGGTGATGACCTTGGCCTTGACCGACTTGCCCGCCGCGAGGCAGGCGTCGTCCTCGCCGTACTCGGTGCCGGCCAGCTTCCAGAACACGCCGCGCTTGGCGTCCCATGCCGTCCCGGCCTCGTCGGTGTGCCAGTGGACGGGGTTCTCCACCGTGCCGCAAGTCGGCGCTTCCAGCCGCCAGTCGCCGTCAGCAATCTTCGGGTCGAACGAATGAACTTCCTGCCGGCCGGTGTTCATCCCGCCCAGCGAGCCGCCGCCCCAGTCGCCGCCAAGGATGTAGACGCGACCGCCAGGCCCTTCGGTCGGGCGCTGGTGTTTCATGCTGGCCTGCGGGCTTTTGGGCTGGCCGGGCAATGGGATTTTGGTCCACGCAAACCTCATCGCGGGCGGCGGATCGGTTGGCGTCGGGGCAGGATCAGCCGGAATGGGGTCGGGGGTCGGGGCCGGCTCGACTGGCGGCGGATCGTTTGGCGTCGGTGTTGGGGCCGGCGTCGGGGCCGGTGTCGGGGCGGGGTCAGGCGGAGGCGGAACAGGATCAGGCGTCGGGGCCGGCTCGACTGGCGCAGCCTCCATCCTGACCAGCAAAACACCCGCCGCCGTAATGGCATCGGACGCCTTCGACAGCTCGGCGCGCACGTCAGCCGGCGTCGGGAGTACAGTCACGGGCGCCGTGGGAGGCGGCGGCGCAGGAGCTGGCTGCGGATCAGTGCTCTGGGCCGGCTCCTCGGCAGGTACAGGCTGGGGCGTTGGCTCACTGGCCGGGGCCGGATCAGGCTGGGGCGCCTCTGCTACCACCACGTTTCGCGTCAGCACGATCCGCATCATCATCGACGAGGCCGTGTACCCCATGTCCTTGCCGGTGGCATCGAACCGCTTGCCGCCCTTGTACACGTGCCCAAAGCCGGGGATGTACCCGCCCGTGTGCATGGTCACGCGCGGCAGATTCGCCACCGTGCCGGTCAGGTCGTGCCACTGCGCGGCGGCCAGGTCATACACCCACAGCCGGTTGCTTGGGTTCGGCCCGCCGGTGCCGCCGTAGACCAGCAGTGCGTTCGCCGCCGCGTCGTAGGTCATCGACGTGAAGTAGGCACCGGCCGGCCCGCTTGTCAGGCGGGTCCAGGTGCGCGTCGGCACGTGGAACTTCCAGAACTGCGCCGGGTTCGGCGTCGATGTCGGCACGCCGGAGAACTTGTTCTGGCCTTCGACGAAGTACACCGTGTCGCCCACGCAGGCCGCGTTGTGGCGCACGTTCTCAGCCGACAGCGGGAACGGCACCTTGCCGGCGCCAGCGCCCCAGCGGTAGTGCTCCGGCCCGCCGGGGTTCGGCTCGATGATCTTCACCGTGCCCACCTTGTCGGCCATCCCGCCGAACAGCACCACCGTATCGAGGTCCGTGCATACCGCCGTCGCCGCGTTCGCCGCCACCCAACCGCCCCACGGGCCGGCGATCATGCCCGCCGAGAAGTCTGCCGCATCGCTCTTGGTCGGGTCGCTCCACGGCTTCGACACATGCTCCCAACGGTCAAGGCCGCGCTGAAACCTGCCCGCGAAGTGCGGGCCGGCCTTGTCCCAATACGTGCCCGCCAGTATCCAGAACTGATCCACGCCGGGCATGTAGAACGCCTGGTGGTTGTTGCGGTTGGTCGGCGCCTTGATGTCTGGGCCGCCGAAATAGTCGTACAGCGTCTTGTTTGCTACCGGGTCAAGTGTGGCCCAGCGGCCCGACTTCGGCACCGGGCTGCCGGTCGCGTCCTTATCCCATCGCCAGTAGCCGCCCGTGTTAGGCGAGACAACCCGGTGCGTGTTCGTCGCCGGGTCGTACTCGGCCAAGCCGTTGTTGAGCGCCGAGTCGTGGCTGTTGCCGTGGCCGTAGATGAACGTCCCGTCATTGGTCACGGCGCCGCTGTACCACGAGGCGGCATTGCCGAACGGCGAGCGCGCCAGCTCGTTGTACGTGGCCGTGAACGTGTCGGCGCGGGCGGTGTTGATCGACAGGCCGAAGGCAACCACCCAGCCGGCGAGAAGAAGCAGATTGCGGATCATGGGTTACTCCTTGTCCTGATCGGACTTGTCGCGGGTGGCCCACGCGGCAGCCAGGCCGAGCAGGGCAGTCAATCCGGCGGCGGCGTCCGGCGGGATGTCCACGCCATTGGCGGTGGCGATTGACACGATCACCGTGCTCAGCAGGCCGGCAGTGGTGCCTGCGGCGACCTTGCGGGTTGGTTTGACTCTCATTGCGGGGCTCCCATGTAGGCGTGCCAGGATTGGATGTACTGCTCGACCGTGCCCTTGCCCGCGGGCGTGTTGTAGTAGCGCTTCCAGTAGGCGGCCTGCGCCGGCAGGTCGTCGGCCGCAGGCAGCGGCGTGGGCACGCGCAGCAGATGCACACGGGCCATGGCGGTCGCGTAGCGCAGGTCGTAGACCATCTGGTCGGGAGACGGGTACGGCGCGGGGTCGTGCGCCCAGGACAGCAACAGCGCCTTGAGCGGTCGGCGCGATGGCAGAAAGTGCCGCCAAAGGTCGTCGTGCGTGGCTGGCTCCATCTGATAGATGCCACGCGCCGGGCCGCGAAGCTGCGTCAGATAACGACCTCCGCGCGACTCCTGCGCAGCAGTCCCCAGCAACAGCGCCTCGGCCTCGGGCGAGTAGTGGCCCATGTCCACCAGCGTCGGGCGGATGATGAGGTCGCGCAGGTGCGCGGGCAGGATGCCGGTCACCACGATCAAATGGTGAAAATGCCGGATGCGTTCCAGGTAATCGTTATGTCGCCGCCGTTTGGGGTCACCGGCAGGCCGGTAACGCCCGTATCCAGGTAGGCCACAAGACGACTCGTCGTCGACACCCCGGTGTCGATGTAGATGACTAGCGCCTCAACGGACGCGCCGGTGACCGCCGAGAAGGTCACGTTGTCGCCATCGAGCGTGCCGTTCGTGACTGTCGTATTCGCAATCGTCTGCGCCGTGCCGACAATCCCGGACAGGTCGTTCAGGAAATCGTGAGCCGACGAATAGGTGTAGGTGCCGGTGTCGATAAGTGCCACCTTGACCGTGCCATCGTTAAGGTCGACGTTCGTGTCGGCGTCTATCAGCGCCTGCTTGTAGAGCGGGTAGATCGCGTTTGCCATGTCGGCTCCCTTCGGTTACGCGGACTTCGGCGGACGGCCGCGGCGGGGTGGCTGTTTTTCGTCTGATTCGCCATCGTCGGCGCACTCAACGGCCGCGCCGCGCCTAATCCATCGGGCGCTGTCGTCGTCAAGCGGCAAAACGTCACCGACGGCATGTACGCGATGCCCCGCGTCGTAGACGTCCGCAATGAATTTGATGTTCATAAGCCCTCACGGGGACGGGGCGCCGCAAGGACGCCCCTGTCCGTTAAACGACCTCGTCGACGGTCGCTTCGTCGTTCGCCGTGGCCAAGCCGTTGCGCGGACCAACGCCCAGCACGATGCCGCCTGCGTCCGACGTGGCGGTCGCCACGGTCATCGACAGGCGGAAATGCGTGAAGCTGTTGTCCAGGTCAAGCTCGGACGGCCGCAGGTTGATGATCACCTGCTTGTTGCTGTCCGTGCCGGCCTGCGTGAGCTGCGTGATGGCCTTGCCGGTGATGTCCTTGGCGCCGGTGCCGGAGCCGTCGGACGCCTGCTGCAGCTTTCCGTCAAGCGTGGCGCTGGCACCAAGATCGCCGGCCTGCACGATGGCCATGAAGGTGTGGTACTTGCTGGCGTCGATCCAGCCGGTGGTCACCGTGCCGGCCGCGTAGGCGTCGGGGTCGATGTTGCCGACGATCCCGACCTGCTCGGAAGCCTTGAAGTTCGGAAGCATGGTATTTCTCCAGTGGTTAAGGGGCGCCTAAGCGCCCCGTGTCATCAGGCGCGGACGTCGAGCACGACGAACGGCGACAGTGTGTTGCTGCCGTTGGCCGGGCTGACCGCCGCCGAAATAGACGGCTGCCCGTCGATACGGAACGTCGCCCTGAAGGCCGCCGCGCCGGCATCAAAGAACAGGTGCATCGACGTCGCGGTCTCGATCCCGCCGGCCTTGGTGATGGTCCGGTAGTAGCTGAGGTCCGCGAACACGATGTCGCCCTGGTCGCCAACGGTCTTGCACAGCTGGGTCATGATGACCGGCCGTCCGAACAACGCGCCGCCGGGGCCGAGCCGGAAGTCCGGCGTCCACAGCATCTGATTGGCCTTGTTCAGCAGCAGCAACTGCGGGTAGACGTCGTTGTTGATGAGCCAAACGCCGCGATCCGGCCGAAGCTGGCGCGCGAACATCTTGGCGACGTTCTCAGCCACCACGGTGTCGGCCGTCTGCCCCGCCTCCTTCGCCACGGACACCTGCGACGCATGGCCGAAGAAGCCCTTCGGCTGGCCGACGCCGGACCCCTGGAAGATCGACAGGTTCGCCTTCCAGCGGATCGACTCGGCCATCTTGCCGCCGATGTAGCTGTCCAGCGATGCGGCATCCGCCATCAGTTCGTCGGTGACGGGCACCAGCGCGAACAGCTTGCTCAGGCGGAAGTCGTACCGATCACCCTTCGGCTTGGTCTGTGTCGCCGCGGCCGCCTCGTTCTCCCAATAGGCGCGGATGCCATCGGTGCCCCAAGGCGTCGTTTCGTCGCGCGGAAACGACATGGTGTTGCCGGTGACCGGGATGTTGTCGGTCAGCGGCAGCAGCGCGTCGCCTTCCAGCGAATGCCGGAAAACCTCCCGGCCGAACTCCGGCGGCACCAGGAATCCGCCGTCCTGCCCGCTGCCCTCGTTGCCGTAGGTGGTCGGCGCGGCGGCCATCAGCGACAGTCGCTCGTCGATCATCCGGGCGCCAGGCTGGCCGGCGGCGGCGACCGCCATCGAGAACTCGCCGAACGAGGCGAACCCGCGCTTGGGGTCGTCGAGGACGCGCGGGTGCCCGCCGGTGATGATGCCGGCG